TGTTTATCTCTCCCAATGAGATACACCTCCCTGTTGGACTGGGGCTGCGAAAGCGGCCCCTTTCTTTTTTATAAAAGTATGTTATTCTGACTTCGGGGTTCACATTAGCCTTGCAGACAGGACACGCCCCACCTGACGTTGCACAGACTGCTAGGCGAAACCTTGTGCAAAGGGTATTATACTATGGCTTCAACTACATTCTCAGGTCCAGTGACTTCTACAGACGGCTTTGTCGGTGACATCAAAGTCCCAACATACACAGTTGCGTCTGCCCCTTCAGCTTCTGATGCTGGCGCTGGCACAATCATCTATGTATCTAATGGTGCAGCAGGTTCTGCAATTATAGCGTTCTCTGATGGTACTAACTGGAAGCGTTCTGATACAGGCGGCACAATCGCAGCAGCATAATAGGAGGTGACTTATGTCTAGATTTAAGCCACCCAGTGTCGAAGAGTTAGCAGCCAGAGGTTTAGACGCAGATGGGAATCCTCTGAAGAAAACTAAGGTTCGCGCTCGCAATGAAGACGGTACGCTAAAAGCGGATGATCCTTCTACACCTGATGTGAATGAGGCGTGGGAAGAAAAACCTGCACCTAAAAAGCGTGGTCGTCCTAAGAAGAAAAAGGATTGATAAATGTCTTCTGACGTAAAAGCAAAGCGCGTTACAGGAACTGGGTCACTTGGTATTGGCCCAGCTCGCATTCGGCAGATTCAAGTTCTCACCGCAAGCGGGACTCCTCGTCTAACCATCACTGATGGCAACGGCGGGGATACTGTACTTGATCTTGATCTGCTTGCATCAGACGTACACTCAGTGAACATTCCAGCAGACGGTATGCGTGTAGATGACATCTATGTTTCTGTAGCTACTGCTGTGACGGCTTTGACTGTGTTTTATAATTAGGGGTTAGACATGGCTGGAAACGATGTACTATCTGCACACTCTCATGCTTCTGCTGCCGTTGTCACACGTAGATGCAGATTGCGTGGTGTAGTTGTAAACACAGAGTCTGGCGCTACTGGCGATGTTATCTTTTACGATAATGCTTCCGCTGCATCTGGAACAGTCTTGCTAGAGGTTGATGAAAAGACCGCAGGAACAGTGGACATACAGGTGCCAGGTAGCGGAATCCTGGCAAAGAATGGCGTGTATGTATCTCTCCCCGCAAATGTAACGGCTACAGTTTTTTATGAGTGACCTATGGCTGAAAAGAAAAAGAAAGACCCACGGTTAGCTAGAGCGGGTGTATCGGGTTACAACAAGCCTAAGCGCACACCCAATCACCCTAAGAAGTCACATATTGTTGTGGCTAAAGAAGGCGATAAGGTCAAGACTATTCGCTTTGGTCAGCAAGGCGTAAAGACAAATCAGACCGTAGGGCAGAGAAAAGCCTTTAAGTCTCGTCACGCAAAGAACATAAGCAAGGGCAAGATGTCTGCAGCTTATTGGGCCAACAAGGTCAAGTGGTCACCAAGCAAAACAAAATCTAGCTCAACCAAATGGAAGAAAGGATCATGACTATATCTCGTGCAAACATGGGAAGTCAGATGAAAGGTGGTACAATGTACAAGAAGAAACCTGTTAAGAAAAAAATGGTCGGTGGTATTTTGCCAGCGCTTGCAAAGGAAAAGGGCTTTGACATGCCTATGGGTATACTTCCAGCGCTTGCAAAGAAAGAGGGTTTTGACATCTCTATGGGTGTACTTCCAGGGATAGCAAAGAAAGCTGGTGTAAAGGCTCCAGGTATGCTCGGTATCGCTGGTCTTGCCAGCGGTAAGAAGATGGCTAAAGGCGGTAGAGTTCGTGGCGATGGCTGCGCGATTCGCGGTAAGACGAAAGGCACTATGAGATAATGCCATTAAAAAAAGCCCCCGCAGGCAACAAAGGCTTAAAGAAGTTGCCAACTAAAGTACGCAACCAGATGGGTTACATGAAGAAAGGTGGCGCTGTCTTCAAGCCATGTAAAGGTTGCCCTACTCCTGCAGCTTGTAAGAAAGCTAAGAAATGTAAAGCGAAGGCAAAAAAGTAATGCCAGCCAAGAAAAAAGCTCCAGCCAAAAAGAAATCTACGGTAAACTCAGCAGGCAATTACACAAAGCCTACGTTGCGCAAGCGGTTGTTTAGTGAGATTAAGGCTGGGTCTAAAGGCGGCAAAGCTGGTCAATGGTCAGCGCGTAAAGCTCAGATGTTAGCCAAACGGTATAAGGCTGCAGGTGGAGGGTACAGAGATTAATGGCCCTAAAGAAGTCACAGAAGAGTCTGAAAAAATGGACAAAGCAGAAGTGGCGCACTAAAAGTGGGAAGCCGTCCACGCAAGGTGCTAATGCGACTGGTGAACGGTATTTACCTGCTAAGGCCATTAAGTCTCTTAGCAAGTCTGAATATGCTGCAACCACTAGAGCAAAACGAAAAGGCACTAAGGCAGGTAAGCAGCATGTGGCTCAACCTAAAAAAATTGCAAAGAAAACCAAACGGTTTAGGAAAAAGTAAATGGCAGTAGTTGTACCTGACTTACCCGAAATATTTGAGGAAGCGTTCGAGCGAGCTGGCTTGGAAATGAAGTCGGGCTACGATTTAAAGACTGCAAGACGCAGTTTAAACTTGCTTCTTCTTGAATGGCAAAACCGTGGACTTAACTTGTTCACAGTCGATGCTGGCACCCTGTCTTTAACAGCGGGTACGGCAACTTATACAATGCCGACAGATACGATTGATCTTATAGAACATCAGATACGCACTGGTACGGGTACAAACCAGATTGATTACAGCATTGAACGTATATCTGTGTCTACATATGCGCAGCAGTCCAGCAAGAATACTCAGGGCCGACCAAGCCAGATATTTGTAGAGAGACTAGCTACTGAAACAAAGGTTACTCTATGGCCTGTTCCAGACAGTACAGATACTTACACACTTTCCTACTATAGGCTGAAGGGGATAGACGGTCTTTCTTCTGGCGTTGGCACAACGGCTGCAGTTCCACCGCGCTTTATTCCATGCCTTGCATCTGGATTAGCTTACTACATAGCGATGAAGAAGCCAGAACTTGGAGGCCGTGTGGCTCCTTTGAAGCAAGAGTATGAATATCAGTTTGAGCTTGCTGCTGGTGAGGATACTGAAACCGCGTCTATTAAGTTTGTTCCATACGATACATTTATGTTAGGTGGCTAATGGCTTATGCAAAAGGTAAATACGCTTTTGGGTTCTGCGATAGAACAGGATTTCGATACCCTTTAAGAGACCTTGTTGACGAGTTTGTCAACGGGAAGAAGACGGGCCTTCGTGTGGGCAGAGATGTTGCAGATGCCGATCATCCGCAAAACTTTCTAGGTAGAGTGAAAGTGTTCGATCAACAGCCCCTGTTGAATCCAAGACCAGACGCTTCTCAGGAAGAAAGCAGAGAATTGTTCGGCTGGAAGCCTGTTGGAAATTCAGGGCAATATATGGTAGCATCTGTCGGAAGAGTTACCGTTACAACAACGTAAGGATACAGTTATGCCAGCACCGAAGAAGAGATTAGGCAAGGGTAAGAACCGTTTAAAGTTTGAAGACGTGTCTCCCAGTGCAGAAAGAGAAGAGCAGGAAATGCTTGATAAAAAAATGTACGGCGGGAAAGTTAAAAAGATGATGGGCGGCGGTATGTGTCGCGGTATGGGCAAAGCAACTCGTGGCGGCAACTACGGTAAGATGGGATAAAAGTTCAAATGAACTATTCTGAGTTAGTACAAGCGATAAAGGATTATACAGAGTACGAAGAAACATCTTTTGTTTCTAACATTCCTACGTTTGTGCGACAGGCGGAAGAAAAGATATATCGTACTGTTACTATCCCAGAGCTTCGTAAAAATGTGACAGGTACACTAACATCTGGAAACAGATATCTGCAGAGACCTTCAGACTTTCTCGCTGTGTTTTCTCTGGCAGTAGTAGATGGTTCTGGTGACTACAGTTATCTATACGACAAAGATGTTAACTTTATCCGTGAAGCATATCCTGGTTCAACTACTGGGCTTCCAAGGTTTTATGGTCAATTTGATGGTGATGATAGCTTAGATTATGGGAACTTCATACTGGGTCCAACGCCTGATTCATCTTATACGGTTGAGTTACATTACTACTATGATCCCGAATCCATTGTTACAGCTTCTACGTCTTGGCTTGGAGAAAATGCTGAAACCGCTTTGCTCAATGGCTGTTTGGTCGAGGCATATACCTATATGAAGGGCGACCCCGACATTATGCAGCTTTATAGACAGCAGTATGATGATGCTATGCAAGCATTGTTTAAGGTCGGCACAATGTCTCAAAGGGATGAATACAAAGATGGGCGGCTTGGGTGATGTTTGATATAAAGTTTGATATTCCAAGTGCTCCAGTCGTTGATGTAGTAACAACTGAAAACAGAGGCTTTACCCCAGACGAAGTCTCTGAAAGATGTGTCGAAAAGCTGATAAGTGTGTCCGATACTGCGCACCCAGCCATTCGAGACCAAGCAAAAGCGTATAAGAAGCAGATGGAAAAAGTTGTAGCTTTTTATATGAGAGAAGCTATCCGCAGTGATAGAACAACTGTGTATAATGCGATCAAGGATGCAGGTCATCCTGAACTAGCAGAAGCTATAAGGAGATTATAATGGCATTCACTGGTAACTATATGTGTACCTCTTTTAAGCAAGAGCTTTTACAGGGGAAGCATGACTTCACAAACTCTACAGGCCACACTTTTAAGTTGGCCCTTTATGACAACAGCGCGTCCTTTACCGCTGCGACTACTGATTACACTGCGACTAACGAGGTTAGTGGTACTGGTTACACAGCAGGTGGCGGTACATTGACAAATGTTACACCGACAACGTCAGGCACAACAGCGTTTACTGACTTTGCTGATCTGACCTTTTCTACAGCTACTATCACAGCTCGTGGAGCTTTGCTTTATAACACCACAACAGGTGGTGGCTCTAGCACTACAGAAAGCGTTATCGTTCTAGACTTTGGTTCAGACAAGGCATCTACTGCGGGTGATTTTACTATTCAGTTCCCAACAGCCGATGCGAGTAACGCCATCATTCGGATTGCGTAGGTGAAACATGGCATTGGTCATAGCAGACAGAGTCCGTGAAAGCACGGCAACAACTGGGACAGGTACATATACTTTAGCGGGTGCCGTAACTGGGTATCAATCTTTCTCAAGTGTTTGCAGTGATGGTGATACTGTTTACTACGTTGTGACCGACAACTCAGACTACGAAATTGGTGTAGGTACGTTTACGGCATCTGGTACTACGCTTGCCAGAACAACAATATACGAATCTTCTAATTCTGACGCGGCTGTAAGCTGGGGTTCTGGCGACAAGCAAGTCTTCATAACAGTCCCTGCAAGCAGATTTATGTATCTAGACGCAAGTGGAAACTATGGGTCCAGTCTGTCTATTACTGGTTCTCTAGACGTTACAGATGCAGCCACAACAAGAACAAACCTAGACGTAGATCAAGCTGGCGAAGCCTTGGCATTCGCAATAGCATTGGGGTAAGACATGGCGAATACATTTAAGAACTATACAAGCGCAGGTGTTGGGACAAGTGCTACAACTGTATACACAACCCCATCAGCTACGACATCTGTTACAATCGGTTGCAATCTAGCAAACGTCACAGCGTCCACTATAGTCGTCGATGTGCAGTGCGCGGGGGTATACTTGGTAAAAGACGTTTCCATACCCACAGGAGCCTCTCTAAGCGTCCTAGACGGAAAGCTAATTCTAGAAGCAACCGACACTGTAGTTGTGACAAGTGATACGGCATCCTCTTGCGATGTTATCCTTAGCGTATTGGAGCAAACTTAATGGCTGGCTTAATTGGTGGTAGACAGGTAATTCTAACTGCTAATAACGATGAACTCACTGTTACGGGTGATGTCAACTTTGATGGCATGATGAACAACGACGATAGCATTGATGAAGATACAACTATTGCGGCAGGTCGTAATGCAATGGTGATTGGGCCTGTTACGGTGAATGCAGCTATCACGATTAACGGAACCTTTACGGTGGTATAATGGCTAGTGAATTAACAGTACAAACACTTAAAGGCCCAACGTCAGGGTCTGATGCGAATAGGATTATTGTTCCTAGCAGCCATGAGTTGTATGCCGCAGGGCATGTGGTGCAGGTTGTTCAAAGTACAATAGGTACGACAGCCTCTGGGTCAACTGCCAGTGGGGCAAATACTTATTACGATAGCGGTCTTCAGGCTTCGATTACTCCTAGGTCTGTCGATAGCAAGGTTCTTGTAAATTACACTGTTCACTTGGGAGCAAGCACTTATCAAATTAAATCCAGAATAATTAGACGTATAGCTTTTATTGATACGCCTATAGGTCTAGGCACGGCAGAAGGCAGCAGAGGTGTAGCTACATCAGCGTCGATCTTTTATACTAATTATAGCACCAATGCAGATTACCAACATGCCCCTCTAAATAATACATTTTTAGATGAACCCCTTTCAGGCCAATCATCCACTTTCCCTATTACTTACAAAATACAAGTTGCCTCTTATAGCGGAACTACTTGGTACTTAAACAGAAACGCAGCATATCAAAATGGCGGCACTGCTGGCTATGACGCAGTACCCTTGTCTACCATTACACTTATGGAGATTGCACAATGAGTACACTCTACGTTGATAATCTCCAGCCTAATTTGGGTAGTCAGGTTGAGATAGATGACCTAAAACCGCTGGCAGGGTCTGTGGTTTCCGTAAACAGAATTAGCATGGAGACATCGCAGGTAACAACATCACAAAACTTCATTGATGTAACAGATGGGTCACTAACCGTAACTCCAAAGACATCAAATAGTACATTTATTGTCACTGCTTCTTGTCATGGCTACACAAGCACCGCAGGTACAAGCAGTTGGTCTTCGCTTGTTATTCGCTTAGTTAGAGATACTGTTGACTTGGGCGGGTATCTTGTTTCCAACCCATACTTTGATGCAATTCTAAACCCTAATAGTAGTCAAGCAATGCACCAACCATTAATAAAGCGAACAGATACTCCAAGCACAACTAGCCCAATAACTTATAAAGTGCAGGCTTTTTCAAAGTTTGGCAGGACGTGTCAGATAAACCACTTTTCTTATGGCTTCTTAGAAGTCATTGAAGTTGCAGGGTAAGGAGATCGCACAATGACCAGCATAATCAAAGTCGATCAAATCCAGAATACTAGCGGTACTGCGGGGATGACCATTGATAGCAGTGGGGATGTTACATTTAGCGGCCCAAACACAGTTACACCTGTGGACAGCGGATGGATTACACCAACGCTTAATAGTGGTTTTACTAGCTTGGATACTACAACGTATGGGCCAATCCAATATCGCAAGATAGGCAACATAGTAAATATTCAAGGTCTTACTGGTCAAGCCTCTGTTGCAGCGGTGTTTAATTTGCCAGAAGGGTTTAGGCCACCAACTGACGTAGTTATCGCTGCATACACTCAAGGTGGCGTTGGTAGGTTTGATATACAAAAGGACGGTGATGTTTACATTGTAACCACACCGACTGCTGGCTGGTTTTCATTAGCTTGCACATTCTTTACCGAATAACGGAGAAATATAAATGACAACAATAGCAAACGCATTAAGCGAACTAGGCGTCACAGAGTGGGTACTGCGTGGGGAACCAACAACAGAAGCGGAGTTCAATGAGATGTTCCGCAAGGTCACTGGCGCAGACGATAATGGTTCAGCAATCGAAAGCACAGACCATGACGTTGTTTGGGCAACTGTAATAGCAAAACGTGATGAACTGATCGCAGCACAGCCTTTGAAAGAACTCCGTGCAGAACGTGATCGTCTGATTGCAGAGACTGATTGGTGGGCATCAAGTGACCTAACCATGACAGCAGAGCAAATAGCGTATCGTCAGGCACTGCGTGACATCACAGAGACATACACGTCACTAGATGATGTAGTATGGCCTACTAAACCATAAGGACATGAAATGTCAGGATACATCGGCAACATACCAGTCCCACAGGCTACGCAGGTAAGCCAGAAGTTTACGGCAACAGCGGGGCAGACGCAGTTTACGACAGTTGGCTTTACGTCTGGATACGTTGTTGTTTGGCTGAATGGCGTAAAACTGGTTCCTGTTGTTGATTACAGCGACACTGATAACGTCAACATTGTACTCACAAGTGGGGCTGCCGCTGGCGACACGCTTGAGATACTTGCCTTTGAGACATTTACTACAGCTAACGATGCTGGTGGTGGCTTGTTCAAAGGCAACAATGGTACCACAGGTGACGGTAACATTGGTCGTGGTGACATCATTCGGGTACATACACAGACGCTAGACACTGACGTAACGATAGACGCCACAGAGAATGCAATAGCAGGTGGCCCACTAACTATTGACACAGGTGTAACACTCACCGTCACAACTGGGGGGAACTTGAGCATTGTCTGAGATTAGAGCAACAACAATTAGTGATAGTGCTGGTACTGGGCCGATTACGCTGACTAAGCAGAGTGCGGCTAAGGCTTGGGTAAACTTTGTGGGCGCAGGAACAATATCTGCCCGTGATAGTTTTAATGTCGCCAGTTTAACTGACAATGGGACGGGTGATTATTCTGTAAACTATACGTCAGCGATGGCAACTGGAAATGGAGCCGTTAACGCATTAAGCAGTCGGGATGTTAGTGGAAGTCAAGTTGGCATGTTTCAAGGTAATGTCTTAAGTGCAAGCTATTTTAGAATAATAGAACTAGCGTCTAGCACGTATTTTGACCCAAACATTGTGACCGCATCTGTTCACGGAGACTTAGCATGAGTACACTAAAAGTCACAAACATTCAGGCTACAGGTGAAACAGCTAGTCGTGCAGTCTCAGGGGTTGCTGCGGCTTGGGTGAATTACATAGCAGACGGAACACAGTCCATCAATGACAGCTTCAATATCGCATCAATTACTGACAATGGCACTGGCCTAACTCTTGTGACACTTTCGGCATCTATGCTTAATAACGATTATTCAGCCACAACAGGTGGTTGGGATAGTGCTTATTATTTGGGGATTTCATCTGGCGCTATCAAAACTAGCTCTACTTGTCTTTTTGCTTTTGGGAATACTTCGAACACCGCAACGGACGCAAATGAAGCTAGTGGCTTAATCCACGGAGACCTAGCATGAGTACACTAAACGTATCAAACATTTCTGATGGCACAGATACCGTTGGAACCAGCTATGTCGTCAATGGGTCTGCTAAGGCTTGGGTCATTTTCACTCAAGTAGGCACTCAAACAATTAAAGACAGCCTATACATTAGCAGTATTACAGATAATAATGTTGGGCAAACAACTGTTACTCACAACATGGGTTCAACAAATTATTCCTTTTCCGCAGATGTTGATTTCGATACAGGTTTTTATGATGGCAATAGAACCATTATGGGCGTTAATGGTCATAGCTCAACACAACTTGCACTTAATTGTTTTGGAATCTTTGATCAGACAAATACATATGACAGCCAAATGGTTTCGGCTGTTTTCTGGGGTGACTTGCCATGACGCATCTATGGGAACGCCTACTAGAAGCTAAGTCACGGCTAGAGCCTGTGCAGTCTAAGTATCGTGTGCTGTTCGAAGACCCGAATGCACCAGACGAACCTGCCAAGGTGCTTGTCCCCGATCCTAACTGGATGGCTGCGGCACTAGAGGGCAACATCTTACCACCTATTGAGACATACCAACGTGATCGTGACGTGCCTGATGGACAGCCAAAGGAACACCCATACGCAGAACCTATCGGTGCTATGACCGAAGAAGAAGCGATTGAGTATCTAGTAATGAAGGACATAGACCCCGCCGTATGGCGGGACTACAAAGGAAACAGAACAATTATGAAGATTGTCCCTGTTGAAATGATCCCTAGTGATCGGTCATTTAGAAACGCATGGAGAATTGCACAATGACAACTTACATCAATATAAACGGCGATGTTCGTGATGCATCGTCTCTAACAGTTCCAACAGACCGCACATTCCGTGGGGCTTGGTCGTTCAACGGCGATGCTGTTGAGGTAGACATGACAGCGGCACTGGCAATCCACAAGGACAATCTACGGGCTGAACGTAAGCCACGCCTAGAAGCCTTGGACGTTGACTACATGAAAGCCTTGGAAGCTGGCACAGGTGCGGCTGAGATTGCAGCGCAGAAAGAAACACTGCGTAACATCACAGACGATGCACGTTTGGCTGCGGCAACTACGCCTGATGAACTAAAGGCGTTGGACCTAGCTACCCTTTTGGGAGAATAATCAATGAGCAAGGCACGACAGTTAGCTGACTTAGGTAACGTCTATGACGATGGTGCCTTGTCGAACAGGAACCGCATCATTAACGGAGCAATGGTCATTGACCAACGCAATGGTGGGGCGGCGGTTTCTATTAGTAGTGCAGGAAACACCTATGTTATTGACCGCTGGAGAGCAAACGCTTCTGGCGGGGGTGTTTTTTCTTTGCAGCAAAGCACCACTGCACCAGCAGGATTTATCAATAGTTTGCTTGCAACCGTTACAACAGCAGACGCCTCTGTTGTTTCTGGTGACTTTTATCATGTAAGGCAAACGATTGAAGGCTTTAATTTTGCTGACGCTAGCTTTGGCACATCTGATGCAAAGCCTGTTACTTTAAGTTTTTGGGTTCGCAATAGCTTAACTGGAACTTTTACAGCAACCCTGCGCAATAACGCTGGAAATAGGGGGTATGTTGCGACTTACACAATAAATTCTGCAAACACTTGGGAACATAAAGAAATTACGATTACAGGCGACACTACAGGCACATGGCCTACAGACAATACTGGTTCTGTTATTGTTAACTTTAATTTGGGTCATGGTGATACTCAAACTGTGGGTTCTTGGCAGGGGTCAGTTAATGAAGGCGCGTCTGGCATGACGCAGTGGATTTCTACGCTTGGTGCAACATTCTACCTGACAGGCGTACAACTGGAAGTTAGCGACATCGCCACGCCCTTCGAACACATCCCATACTCCGATCAGCTTGCACGGTGCCAGAGGTATTACACAATCACTGGGGCTGCTTACAGCACTTGGGGTAACAGTTCTGGTTACGCAACTTGGTCTGCTGATTTCCCTGTAGAAATGAGGGCTGCCCCAACTTTAACTAGGTATAATAGTGGTGGTACGATATACACTTCGCCAAGAAGCACTAAGCGTCAAGTTGACATCTTTTTAAGTGGTCAAGGTACAGCAATAGCATACCCTGTTGGTTACAACTGCGATGCGGAGTTATAAGCTATGAACATTACATCTGCACAATACAAGTTAGACACTGACGGTAACAATTTAGCCATTGAAGCTACGATTGACGACATGCAAGTTACCGTCCCCCTAGACCCATCCAACCGCCACTACGCAGAGATCATGCGCCAAGTTGAAGCTGGCACACTTACAATTCAGGAGGCACAACAGGTAGAGGCCACTGAATAAATGTGATATAGTTCAACTGAACTTTTAAGGATTTGGTATGTTAGGCTTTAACCCGATATCCGCATCTGCAATATCTGATGCACAGTTAGACATACTAATATCCGCTACAGGCGCGTCTGCTACGGGAGCGTCTGGCTCTGTAACTATAGATGCAAAAGCCAACGTACCGACTACTGGGCTTTCTTCAGCTTCGGCAGTTGGCAATGTAACGGTTTCAGTTAGTATAGACGTAGCAGCCACGGGCCTTGAGGCTACAAGTGATCTTAACGGCACAGTAACCGTTACTGGCACAGCAAACATATCCCCAACAGGAATTGAAGGTACTGGTGAAGTAGGCACACCTGCAGTTATCGCAGATGCCAATACGTCTGTTACTGGACTGCCAGCTACAATGTCTGTCGGTTCAGTTGCGGTATCCGCTAGTGCAACAGTATTCCCAACACTAGGGGCAGTATCAGGTCAGGTCGGAAGTGTTAGCGTAGAAGCAAAAGCCAACGTATCTTTGACAGGATTGTCGGCGACTTCGGGTGTTGGAACTGTTATTGCCTCAATCTCTGCGGTTGCCTTACCAACAGGAGTTACAGGCTTCGGTCAGGTTGCTCAGGCTCTTGTGTGGTCAAAGATTGATCCAAACCAGAATCCAAGCTATACTTCTTTAACACCATCGCAATCTACAACATGGTCAAAGATTGATCCAAACCAGAATCCAAGCTATACTCCTGTAACACCATCGCAATCTACAACATGGTCAGAGATTGACCCTGCACAATCAACGACTTGGACAAAAACAGCCGCATAGGATTAGCATATGCCCAGTACATACACAACGAACTCAGGTATCGAAAAGCCAGGATCAGGCGAGCAATCGGGTACATGGGGTACAACTGTTAATACCAATATGGATATTATTGACCGTTCTGTGAACGGCGTAAAAAGTATTGCACTGACAGGTACGACATCAACACTTACAACATCAGATGGCCTTCTATCTGATGGACACTACGCTTTAATTAGATTTACAGGTTCTCTGTCTGCAGGTCACACAGTAACCGTATCTCCCTCAGATGCAGAAAAAGTTTACCTTATCCGTAATAACTCTGGTCAAACTGTTACCTTTACGCAGGGTAGTGGTGCAGCGACAGCAGATGTATCTGATGGTGAATCCGCAATTATTTACGCTGATGGTAGCGACGAGTGCCATAATCTTACTGATCTCTTGGGTGTCTCTAATTCAGTTCAGACAGAGATTGACACAAAAGCTGACGTTGATGGACCTACATTTACTGGCACGGTGACGATCCCAACAGCCACAATAACGACAGCCACTGTTACAACGGCTACGATTACAACAGGTAATATCACAACTGTTGATCTAGGTGATTGGACAGTTACTGAAAGCTCTGGTGTTTTGTACTTCGCTACTGGCGGTACAAACAAAATGAAACTGGATGCGTCAGGTAATTTGACAGTCGTTGGCGATGTTACAGCTTATGGAACGGTCTAATGGCAATACAACCATCAGGCGTAATCTCGCTATCTGATATACAAACAGAGTTTGGTGGGTCAAACCCGATCAGCATTTCTGAGTACTATCGTGACGGAGCGTATGTAACGTCCAACAACACGTCTGTACCTACATCGGGTGCAATAAGCCTGAGTAATTTCTACGGTGCTACACGTGAGTTTTCTTATACGTTTTCTTCTAGTGCGCAGCAAGTTAATTTAAGTTCAACTCTTACAGCCGCTGGATGGGACGGCTCATCCCCTGTGAATGTCACTGTGGCATCAGGTGTCTATCTGTGGTCTAACAGTACATCCGTAGGTGGTCTAACGATCCCTAGCAGCATGAGTGGCCTCGTGACCCTCACCAACTATGGTTATATCATCGGACGTGGTGGTAACGCTCCTGGTGGAAACGGTGGCCCTGCCCTAGTAAACAGCGCAACTGGTGTAACTCTCACTAACGCATCTGGAGCATTCATCGCTGGCGGCGGTGGTGGCGGTGGTGGCTCTGGTGGAGGCGGGGGAGCAGGAGGGGGCAACGGTGCTTCTCTTGGCGGTGCTTATGGTGGTGCTGGTGGTGCTATAGGTCAATCAGGCTCCAATGGTGGTGTAGTCTATGCTGGCGCACTCGCATCACGAGGTGGTGCTGGTGGAGGTGCTGGTGGTGGCGGGGGTAACTACGAAGATAGTGGTTCTAGCTTTATTTCTTATGGCGGCGGTGGCGGTGGGGGTCGTATCCTTCCTGGGGCTGGCGGCGCTGGCCAATGTAATCCTGGAGCTTTTGGCTTCGGCGGTGGCGCAGGTGGCTCTGGAGGTAATGCAGGTGGTCAAGGTTGTAACGGCGGTGTTGGCGGCGGCGGAGGCTGGGGTGCCAGAGGTGGCAGAAGCGGTGGCTATGGTGGAGCAGCTATCTTAGGCACAGCTATAGCATCATTTACAAATAACGGCACAGTTTATGGATCAACGGCATGACGTTACAAAAGCTACAGTTCCAAGCAGGTATCAACAAAGAGACTACTGCCTACGCTAATGAGGGTGGTTGGATCGATGGGGATAAGATTCGGTTTCGTCAAGGGTATCCTGAGAAAATCGGTGGGTGGTCCAAGAAAACAGAGAATCAGTTTATTGGATCGTGCCGTGCACTAAAGGCTTGGATTACGCTAGACTTGTCTAGGTATGTCGGCATTGGCACTAACTTAAAGTACTTCATAGATGACGGTGGTGAACTGTATGATGTCACCCCGCTAAGAGACACCACCGCTGCAGGTGATATCACGTTTTCCGCTACAAATGGTAGCTCAGAAATTACAGTAAGCGACACAAACCACGGTGCAGTTGAAGGCGACTTTGTCACCTTTAGCGGAGCAACAAGTCTAGGTGGGAGTATTACCGCAGATGTTCTGAACCAAGAATACCAAGTTGATAGTATTGTAGACGCAAGCAGCTATAAGATTACAGCGCGTACAGCGAGTACGGCATTATCAGATTATTACGATGGTGGCTCTATAGACCTCACTGGTGCAGAGGTTGAAGCCAACTCTTCGGATACAGGCAATGGTGGTTCATCTACTGTAGGCGCGTACCAGATTAATGTAGGCGTAGATACTTCTGTATTTGGTAATGGTTGGGGTGCAGGCACTTGGTCACGCGGAACTTGGAATTCTGCAGCGGCCCTTGCTATTCTGTCTCAAACGCTTCGCTTATGGCAGCACGATACATTCGGTGAAGACCTAGTTATCAATACTAGAAACGGTGGGATATACTACTGGGACGCGTCTAGTGGTTTAAACTCAAGGGCTGTAGCGTTAGAAGATTTAACTGGTGCAAGCAACGCGCCGACAGTGGCGAATAAAGTTATTGTTTCTGACGTTGATCGGCACGTTATAGCTTTCGGCGCAAATCCGCTTGGGTCATCTACACAGGATTCGCTGCTTATACGGTTTTCTGACCAAGAAAATGCAGCAGACTGGACACCGTCTACTACAAATACAGCAGGTGATCTTCGTATTGGTTCTGGTTCTGAAATAATTACAGCTATCGAAACGCGCCAACAAATTATCGTCTTTACTGACGAATCACTTCACGCACTGCAGTACATCGGCCCACCATATACATTCGGTATAAACATGATTTCTGAGAATGTTACGATCAGAAGTCCGAATGCTGCGGTAGCTGTCGAGGACAATATATTCTGGATGGGTCAGAGCGAGTTCTATCTGTATAGAGGTACAGTTCAGCCGCTTACATGTAATGTAAAAGAATATATTTTTGATAACCTAAACGAAGATCAGGCAGAAAAAGTATTTGCATCAATTAATGCTTCGTATTCAGAAGTTTGGTGGTTCTATCCATCTGGAACAAGTGACAATGTGGACAGCTATGTTGTCTATAACTACGAACAAAACATATGGTACTACGGTACTTTAGATCGCACTGCTTGGATTGACAGAGGCATTAACGATTACCCTATTGCCGCTGCTACAGATGGGCATGTGTATTTCCATGAGTTTGGCTTTGATGACGGTAGCCAAAACCCATCGGTTGCAATAAATGCCTTTATTGAATCCAGCCCTATCGACATTGGTGATGGTGAGCGGTTTAGTTATGTAAGTAAGCTGATACCCGATATGTCTTTTAGAAACAGTGCAGGGGCTTCTCCTACGGTCACATACACTATGAAGGCGTTTAACTATAACGGTGGAAACACCTTAATGACGGACGATGCCGCTGTTGTGAGCACAGCTCTTACTCCGATACAGCAATATACTCAGAAAGCAGATATCCGCCTTCGAGGGCGTTCGATTGCCGTTAGGGTTGAATCCGATCAGGTAGGGACCACATGGCGTTTGGGCCAGCCAAGAATTGATGTCAGGACGGATGGGAGAAGATAATGTCATCACCAGTACCAAAACCGTTTTTTCCATTGCCACCCTCTGCGTATAATCAACAATACTTCTCAGAAGTTGTCCGTGCGTTTTCTACATTTATAGCGCAGGAGGGAAACCCTGGACCTCTTGTGGGTTCTGAATTAAATTTAGAGCCAACTGGAGCAAATGGTTTAAAGGTTTTTGCCGATAATGCTGCAGCTAAAACGGGTGGGCTAAAGGATGGTGATGTTTATCGAACATCAACTGGTGACTTAAAAATAGTATATACATAGGGGCAAAAGATGGCTGAAGATATTCTTACTATGGACGATGGCTCTCAATGGCATCAGGTTACAACTTCACAGGTTATCGTTTGTGCGTTTTGTGACAACATAGTGGATACTGAAGAAGAAGCGCAGTCATACGCCAACGGCGGCACATGCCCTAGCTGCAGTAACTCTTGGACCGAAAAACGTTCAGTAACTATTGGCGTTGCGGCACCTACACCTATAGCAGGGCAGACGTAATGGAGATAAACAGTTACATTGACCTGTTAATTGGACTCGTTATAGCTATCGGCGCTTGGTGGTGTAAAACCCAGCACTCTGAGCTACAGCGTGTCACTGTGCTGCTGAACCGCACACGCGAGGAAATAGCTAAGGAGTATGTGTCTGTAAACCGCCAGCAGTCTGACATGGATCGCGTTATTGATAGGCTTGATCGGTTGGAAGGCAAACTGGATCGCCTGATAGAAAAATGATCTGCGTTTTGGTCACAATCGCTTGGGGCCACACCTTCATGCAGGGGTACCAAAAAATATGCTATTACGACTGTGGGTCGCGTCGATACGGTTATTATGATATATTCTATCGTGTAGACCCAGACTACTACTGCCCAGCGAGGTTAAAGATAGCATGATTGATCCAATCACAGCAATCACTACGGCAACGGCTGCATACAACGGCCTGCGTAAGTTGGTTGCCACTGGTCGTGAGATTGAGGATTGCGTTAGTCAGCTATCACAGTGGGCAGGTGCTGCTAGTGACATTGCTTTCTTAGAGCAAAAGCATCGCAACCCACCTTGGTATTCGTCATTCGTTGGATCACCAGAGCAAGAGGCTATACAAATCTATGCCGCAAAAGAAAAACTGGACAAGCAGCGATCAGAAATTCTGCGAATGGTGCAATACACAGGCGGCGCTAAGGGCAAGCAAAGGTACTTGGAAATTCTGCGCGAGGTTAAAGAGCAACGCCGTAAACATGCGTATCGCAAAGCGGAGATTAAGCAGGCGATTATTGAGTGGGTTCTTGGCATTGTTGCTGTGGTATTCACTTCTGGCATCTTCGGCTTGGTCATTTATTTTATCGGCAAGAAACAAGGGCGATGGTAATGACCCTCCATCAGATAGGTAGCATGAAATACGCGGTATATGACAAATGCGGAAAAGTCGTTATAATCACCACCAGTCGTATAATAGCTGAAAGGTACGCAGATGACGAAGACAATCATTGATGACTGGAAGGTGCTGCCTCGTCTAATGATGTTGGCGGTCACAGTTTTGACTTATCAATCGGTTCATTGGTTCATGGGCTTGGAAAGCCCAAGTAACGCTCAGGCGGGCCTTGTTAGCGTCTGTATGGGCGCACTCACAGGATGCTTTGGCATTTGGATGGGTAAGGAGGCTACTAAATGATACAGTCAATTATAGGGCCACTGACCGAGTTAGCAGGTGGATGGCTTAAAGGTAAGGCTGACGCACAAGCTGCCGCTGCAAACCTGAAGCTAGTAGAGGCGGAAGCGAAAGCGACAATAATGAAGTCGGCAGCTACGTCAGAGGCCGAGTGGGAAAAGATTATGGCGCAGGGCACCATGAGCTCGTGGAAAGACGAGTATTTGGTTCTGCTCTTCAGTATCCCCTTAATTTTGTGCTTCACAGGGGATTGGGGACGCACCACGGTAGCTGAAGGCTTTGCTGCTTTGGAGACAATGCCAGAGTGGTATCAATATACGTTGGGTGTAATCGTAGCTAGTAGCTTCGCCGTTCGGTCTGCTACTAAGTTTTTCGGTAAGAAGTGATGGAAAATCTAAAACTACCTATAGCTCTTGTAGCGGCAATGGCTGTACAGCTTGCTGGTGGTGTTTGGTGGGTATCTCAGCAGGCCGCAACCATTGCCAACCTAGAAGAAACGGTCAGCCAACTTGGCTCGAAGATGGCTATCGAAGATAACGTAAATCTAAAGCGTGATGTTAAAGATAACGCTATGGAGATCGACTATCTGTGGGATGAAACAGACGAAATTTGGGAAGACCACGAAGGTTTGGCCCGTACAATCGGTTCAATAACTGCACTACAGCAACGTGTGGCGTTGATTGAGAACGAACTTAAATATATCAACCGTGACCACGAAGGCATGTTGGATATGAAGGGGGGTATGAAATAATGGCAAAGG